TAATTATGGGTTGCCGTTGAAGGAGTTGGAGGTATAATGTAGATTTTTAAAAAAGGAGAGGAAAACCTCTCCTTTTTTATTTTGTAAATCCATTATTTACCGTTAACAGAGAGGGAAAGTACAGTTGTCCTTCGATATTATTCAGTCCGAATTTTTATAAATAACTTTCGGTGATTTATAATGCCTGTACATTTTATCTACAAGAAGCTGTTCCGGTAAATAATATTCACCATCAATACAGCTATACATACTTTTTAAATAATCAAATTTAGTACCCTTTTTGGTAGCTACATTTGAATATGATAATATGTTTTTAGAGTATGAGTTAACGAGTAATTTAACATCTTCAGCTTCGGTTACGTATTCATCACTAATGACATTACTATATACAATATCCTCACAATCATCTAGCTTATCCCCGAAAACATCATATACGTACTTTTTATCTGTATATTTAATACTAAGGTCTTTAAAATGACAATAAGAACAAAAACCAGTCCCCGGCACTGTAGTACCCTCAACGGTAGTTCCCATAGTATTAGGTCTGTATAACTCAAAAGATATATTCCCATATAAACAGAATTGTGGAATTTTTATTAAAACACCATCACTTGAATTTGAAAGATTTTCTTTGTAGCTAACTTGATTTGTTGGGGTATACCATGTATCGAATACCTTTTCTCCTTTTTTATTTCTGCGGACAATAAAAAACCTATCCCTCATCTTGCGTTTATCATATTCATCTTTTTCTATTCGTATCCATTCTACTGTATTAACATTTTGATAATAATAACAATTATTTTCTTCTTTCAGAGAAACGTTATAGTAACTATAATTATCTAGGTATTCGGAATATAACCGCCATTCCTCCCCATTATAATAATAATCTCCTATTTTTAATCTGCAATAAAACTTTGTATCTCCACAGTCGGATACTGTATCAATATTATATTCTAAATCAGAACTATCACTTTTAAAATTATCATCTGCAATATATGATTGAGATAGCTTGTAGTTAAAATTTATAATTATATACCCTCCATTAAGCAATAAAGAGTTTTCTTTCAAAAGGGTTAGAAATGAATAATCATACCCTACTGTAGGTCTACCATTCATTATGAATGTTAAATATGAGACCCAATCTAAAGAAGATGGAATCCCATTATCAGAAGTATAACTACTATTCTTTTGGAAAAATGCGCCACTACCTATGTACTTGATATTTACATCCGTAATTTCTTTATCCGCATTAGGTATGCCATCGGGATATACGCCGCTAACTTCCCTAGGTTTCCAATTTTCTTTAGACTTAAAATAAGCAGAAATAAAAGTAGTATCTCCTATGACCTCCTCGTAATATTTATTAGGGTCTTCATTCTGATTTATCAAATCCTCATCATCTATCAATACAGGACATAATTCATCAACGGAATTAGTACTTGCCACTACTGACACCTTATTATATACATTGTCAAGAGATATAGAACCGTTACCGCTCGCAATGCCAATATCTAGAACATTCTTATTTTCCAAAGTAAGTTTCTTCCATCCATTAAGAGCGGATACAGCCCGATGATATTGGTAACATTCGGTATATCCTTTTTTAATACATTCATAGTCCACTATATAATATGAATCTTTCCACTGAAACATACTCATACCTAAATAGCCCACAAGGGATGAAAGTACATCTTTACAAGTCATAGGCTCACCTAGTTCGTCAAAGAAATTATGCTCATTTATGTATAAGCTTTCCAAGATACAATCAGTGTCAAAATAACTAACCTTATTGCATTCCTGCACACGCAATTTATCTATACTTTTTTGTGGGTCAGCCTTATTTATTATGTGCATCATAATGTCATAGAACGAACAAAAAGACGCATTTTCTCCAATGTATGAATATTTTATATTTTCAAGACAAGCAATAGTGTCTATCGCCTCTATATCCACTGAATCAACAGAAATATAGTCACTTGAATACACATTAGGCATTACGTATCCTGCCCACTCCACTTTATTGTTGGCACTATCTATAAGGACTATTTTAACGCCTTGTGCCTCTCCTGTATATAAGTCCATTAACATTTCACGTGTTAGAATACGGCAAACGGAATTAGACATCTTAAGCGGTTTAAACAACGTGTCGGCTTCCCATTCAGTTGTAAATGGGACGCTCGATAAAGTAAGTTCTTTGGGACTGTCTACATCATTCTTTGTATATATTTCCACTCTATATGGAGTGCTATTTCTACTTTTGAAATCTGCGTAATATGCCAAGTTCATCGTACTTTGCTTTTTTGATTGTTATAATTTGAAATAACCCCTACTAAATCCTTAGCCCTTATCTTAAATTCTACCTCACCGCCCCTATTGCCTACGGTCGCTGCATTACCACCGTCAAGCAACCTGAATAGATTACCCTGCTGTCTGCCGTTCAGTATCATTTCTCCTGCATTCACCCGGGCTAAATTCATATCGCCAAAGGTTGAGCCGCCCTCTATAATACCACCATTGGCAAAAGCGGGCATACTGGCAAATAAAGCGAGAATACCCGCAACCGCTGCCCCGGCGGCTATCCAACCGAAGGGTCCCGCTGCTGCGTTTTCTGCCGCTGTTTCTCCCGCAGCCTTCGCCGCCAATGCCGGGATAAGTTTTGCAATCATGGGAAGTGCCTGTGAAATACTTTGCATTAAAGATGCACCCCAGTTCAGCCATGATGCGGCATTCTCACCCATAATTCCCGACATAGACCCCATAATGCTGCCAATACCGTATAGATTTTCTTGATACTGTTCCAATAGGTTGATATCTTTTTTATCTATTGGTGATTTTATTTTGCTGTTCATCTTCTTTACGCCCAACCCCTTAGAACCTTGTGTTTTACCTGTACCGCTATTTATTACCCCTGCCATTTCGGAAAGAGAGGCGTTTCCAAGTTTATTTGCTCCGTGTTCGTTTGTGAAAATAGCCTTTTCCACTTCCATTTTAAGCCTTACCTTTTTAGCTTCCAGTTCGTTAATAGTGGTTTGTACTGCGATACGTGCCTGTGAGGTGGTGGCATTAATCAGTTCCTTATTTTTATCTGAAATAAGTTTGTCTATTTCAGCCATAGAACCAACGGGCGGCGGAGTTGGCTTTTTACTTCCTCCTGTTTGAGATTGCGTTCCGGTATATACCTTGTAACCCTCTAAACTTTGTACAGGGGTAAAGTCTTTAGTTCCTTTGTTTGAGTTATTAAACTCCATAGCAGTTTCGTTATATTCTCTGCTAATAGAATTAAGTGACGCTTCCAGCCTTTGGTACTCACGGGATAAATTTGCAATGTTCGTTAATTCTTCATCTTTATACTTGTTGAGCATTGCATTTACTATAATAGCTTCTCTGTATTTTTCTGATAACTTGGATAGTTCCTTTTCTTGCTCCGGCTTTGTCATGGCTCTGTATGCCTTAGTCTGTCCCTTTACGTAACCGTTTAGCATAACATTTCCGTCCTTATCAAAATATTGATATGCCGAACCTAGTTTCTTTACATCTTTCAAATAAGAATCGTAATCTGCTGAATACTTATTCTTTAGTTCATCACGTTTCTGAGGGTTTGTTACATCTATTTTTAATGACATTCGCACATCATCCATAGTAACCCTCATTTTATCACCGCCTATTTCTGCTTCGACAGAAGTTGTTATAGCCTTCACCAAATCGGCACGTAATGTATTATTAATCTCCAATTGAGAACCAAGGGCTATCCGCCAATCACTAAAGGATTTTATACGTTCATCAACTGGAGCAAATTTATTTTTAGCAACATATTGAGACTTTGATATATTAGCCTCATTTTCAGCACTGAAATACCTATGGCTTATCTGTGTATTTCCCAATTGGTCTAACGCATTATGTGCATCCTTTGCCTTGTCGATTAAACCACCAAGTCCCGAAAGGAAACCGCTAAAATCGCCGTTACCAATAGAATAGAAGAACTCATCAACACCCCTTTTTAAAGCCGCCATATTCCGGGCTGTCATATCTCCCATAGTTTGGCTACTATTTAAAACTCTATTAAATGCCTCGCCTGCACCCATTGCAAGCCCAAACGCACCCGCCAGCTTGCCAATGCCAATGCCTGCCGTTTTTGCCATCCCGGAAATACCACCGGAATAGCTTTTTACACTTTTCTTTGAGTTCTCTAGTTTTGCATCGAAATTACTTGTGTCGAGTAGTAACCTGTTAAGAATATCCGCCATAAATCATTATTTAGATTGTTGTTCTATCTGCTTTGCTTTTGCCCGTAAACGTGCTATTTCTTCATCCGAAACATGCGTATCTCTATCTTCTTTACTCTCATCCCATGGGAAACGTAGAATGTCTGTTTGTTTCAACTTCTTTGTACTGTTTGCCTGTGCAATGATATAACCAATAATACGGGTTTGTTCCCATGTATCACGATTACGGCGGTTGAAGCCCATCAGAAAAGTTTCAACCTCGCCAAACGTCATACGGTCGAGAAAATACGAGGGCGAAACACCGCCCTCGCCTACCACACGCTCATACAATTCGTGAACGCTTATTGGCTTCTCTTTTTTTTGACTGCTTCGATTTACCTGCCGCCTGCGCCTGCTTTTCCAGTTCAGCAACGACAAAGGTTTTATAGGTTGCAAATAGCGACGGGTCAGCATCACACAAGCCTATAAATTCGCCAAACGGCATGTCAAAAGTTTCATTGTTGGCAAGCAACGTCGAGTAGAAAAGTAAATATTCGTCTATAAGCTTGCCGAATGCAAACGGTTCTCCTTTTAATTCTTCGTAAATAAAGAAGTTACGGAGAACATTTTTAAGAATATATTCAGTACCATTAATTGTTAGCTTTTTCATATTTTGTTTAAATGAATTGAGCGGTTTTTACCGCCTATGTTAATTCTGTATTATCCCAATGGATTTTCATTTTGGTCTTCACCTGAGCCACCACTATCACCACCTGCCGAACTATCTCCATTCGTAAGGACACCAGTACCATCAAGGGACACCGAAAACGTTGCTTTATCACCATCGGGCGCATTTAATTCAAGCGAAGTTATTAAAGCTTTCCCCTGATATGGCTTTTTAGGTAACTTCCAACCATCTGTAGGTAACGAATTACTGCGATTATCAGGTATGCCAAAGGCTATGTCAACAGGTTGCGCCGCAACCATCATAGCAAATAATTTATCGTAACCATTACTATCCGCATCTGCGCTAAAACAGTTTTCGCTGGAGCAATTCCAACCCAGTTTCTTAATATTCTTCTCATTCCATATACCACTATCCTTACTCTGTGAATCAATTGTTTCGGTTGACATACCGATTTTACAAGATGTTGCCAATGCAATAGCCTTACCATTGATAAACAACATCAAGTCTTTTCCTAATACTTGTTTTGCACTCATTTTATTATATTTAAATATTTGGTTCTGTCTCAAAAGAGAATGTAAGTCTCTGAATGTATGTTTCTTCTATAAATACCTCACCACATGCCATTAATTTCGCATCTATCACATCAAAAGTACCATATTTACTCTTTTTATGCTCTAGGGCAACCCGCACCGCTTCCGCTATACTGATAGAATTCAAATAATTGCTATCTGCTACAACTACTTCAACACTCACATTATCCCCAGTACCGTATCTGTCTTTTGTCTCATTGGGAGTTAGCCCCGTCCTACTGTAAAGGATAAAAGGGAATGTTGTCTGCTTTTTCGTAGATAACGGATAAATCTTTTCTCCAACTAACTTTGTCAGTTCTGCGGATTTTTTAAGTTTCTCATAAATATGTATGCCGATAGATATACTCATTTCCCTTTTTTACTTGCGATTTTGTTTATAGCATCTATTATGTTTTGTTGCAAAACGCTTTCAGCTTCTTTCTTTTTCTCATTAACCGCATTGCTAAAGAAGTTGTACGCATTCATATTACCTCTGTTAGCGCCCTTCTTGGTAGCTCGTTCTGTCGTACCCAATTCAATAAAGCGAAGTATGTAAGAACGTGCGTCTTTCCTCCGTTTATCCAGCAAATCAATGCGAGCGCCCGAAGCGTTACGATAAACCGCTATATTTATATCGTTCTTCAGCGGCTTATGAGTAATGCCGTTTTTTGTCACAGACTTGGACGCAGTGGGGAAAAAGGAAACCAAATTGCTTTGCGCCCCTTTACGAATGATTAATGCTGATTTTCTCAAAGCTGATTTAATAGCATTCTTTGCCTCCTTATCATTCAACTGTATTAGTAATCGGTTGATTTTATCTGTATCAACTTCTACTTTATAGCTTGCTTGTATCTGTGCGTCACTCATTGATTAACTCTGCTTGTATTACGGTAGTTTGTAGCACTCTATCCCGGTTAATGGAAATGATTTTATATTTCCTGCCCTCGTACATTAGTATCATTTTTTCGTGTACATCACGGCAAAATCTTATTTTACAAGTTATTGCCAACGGGTTAAATATCTCGCCGTTTACCATCTTCCGACTGCCGGACGCGAATTTAACCTCCGCACGCTTTGAGAACACATCTATCCATTCGTCCGAAAGACCGCCTAATTCATCACGCTGTGTTTGGGCTTCTTGAAAGCGCACAATATCCCTTAATAGTCCTGCCTGCATATCATTCATATTTTTTAAATGGTCTAATCAAATAAGCCAACGTATAAGGTATTACGTTCGGCGTAGCGAAAGAAACGGGTTCACGATTTGCATAGAAATTGCCCGCCAGTATCTTGATAGCATGTTTTAACATTGGATTTAGGGCGCCGTCTTCCGTTTCATAACTTGAAAGTTCTGAATTAATGGCTTTCTCTACGGACATTTGAGCGACTACAACAATGTCGGATAAATAAGTATCATCATCGCTAAAGTCTATATTCAAATGCTTCTTTATTTCCTCAAGTGTAATATATTCTTTCATGTGTTTTTGTTTAAAATGAAAGTGGGGACATACGAACGCCCCCACCTCCGAACAACTAATATAGAAATGATGAAAACAGAATTACTTATGCAACCTTTTTCTTGGCGATGGCAAAGGCTTCGGTACGAGCCGTTACCAAATCGTAATCAGTATTAAGGATGAAGTTGACTACATTGGACTTTGCGTCGGTATAAGGGTCTATAATCAAATCCATTTCGCCAAACTGTCCGATAGCGGCGTAGGAGAACACACCGAAACCGATTGTGTCAGCATCCATATAATTGGAAACCAACACCGGATAGCCGTTAATCATTCCATCCTTGCAAATCATTTCAGCCGAGCCTTTTTCTTTCGGGGTTGTTTTCAATGCCCCGTAAACTTTCGGAGTACAAACATAAGCCGCTGTGCCGTCTGTCACGTCTGCACCGTTATCCATTACGGTAGTTTCCAATGCTACGACATTTGCGAATGTGAGTGCGGTATCATATTCTACATCCGCCTTAACTTTCACAAAACAGCCGTCGGTTGCGCCTGCTAATTTTGTACCGGAAAGCAGCCATTTATTAAGCAACCGGGCAACCGCCTTAGAAAGTTGCGTCAACACGATGTTTTGCAAATCATAATTGGTCTGTTTGATGGCAGTACGGGAAACGGGAATAGAAACAGAGACACGTTTAGGCGTTGCCTTTACCTTACCAATGTTCAAATCACTATCGCCGATAGTAGCGGTTTCGCCTGCGATGGATGCCTCTACCGCTTGCAGTGTCGGGAAAATGAACTCACCTGCCAGCCCGCTTTGCATCTTGATGCCCAACTTTTCAAGAATAAGCCCCTTTTCAAGCGGTTCGATAACTTCACCAACGGAAACGGGCACAGCAGCTTCAGTGGAAGTAATCGCAGAAACCTCGGAGCGGTTTACTACTTTGATACCGTTTTCAGAAACAATTCCCTTGTAATCACTCAAAGAGCGATGGTTTACAACATCATCAACCGCCTTAGCGAACAACGCCGCACTAGATACACCGCCAATATAATTAGGCTCGTTATCCAACCCCCTGCGCTCTGCACGCATTTGCAACAAAGCCTTTTCGTTCTTCAATGCGTCGAACTCCTTTTGTTCCGTTTCGGTCAAAGCACGTTTTTCGGCTTCTGCTTTATCAAGCATTGAACGCATTTGTTCTTTAATCTCTGAAATTCTTTCGTAATCTTTTCTCATGTTAAATAAGTTTTCGTAAATTATTAATTTGGTTTATATAATCATCGTTTGCGCCAAGACTTTCAAGACTTCTAACGGTCACATCTGTACCGAAATAAGCAGGGTCGGAAACTATAGCAATATCAAACAATCTATCAATCTTATGTACTGTACGTAGCCAAATGCCGTCCTTTTTCTGATAAGTGACATTTTTCTTTTCATCCGTCCAGTAGGAAAATGAAGAGCCGAATAAATCACCTCTATTTATCATTTCCAAAGTGTCGTTTCCCTCTTGCGTGTTTGGGGCTTCAAACTTGTATGCCAGCCCATAATCATCAACTGATAACAGTAAAGAGCCTGAACCCATATTTGAACGTGCCAACAACCTTTGTTTATTGTGTTCTAACAAGGCTTTAATATCACACGAGCGTATAAGTTCCTCCGTAATAGCACCTTTTGAAATAATTTCAATAAAGAATTGTTTTTTGTCTATATCGTACAATATACGTGATTGCTTTTCAAATACAGAGCCGTACCCTTGTATCGTTCGCCCGTCTATTTTTGGCGCCGCCTCTGCTGTAAAACTTCGTATTTCCATATCCTTTTTACATTATGTTTTTTATCCGTTATTTGGTAGCGCATCATTCTTTTTGTTCTCACCGTGTATCTTAGCCGAATTGATAGGAGCAACATTGCAGCTTACCATTACTGTATTTCCACCGTCAACAGGTGCAATACCCCGTTTCATCCGTAAATGGTTTGTAGTGAATACACCTAACTCGTACATACATTTGTCATAGGCTGCACGGGTAGTTAAATCGGTCTGATAGAGAGCATCCAAATCAAAATTTATTTTATAGACACCGCTTAGTTTGTCCGGCACTAACTTTGCGTTGAACTCTGCTTCTATCTGTGATAGTATAGGCTGCAATGTATCCGTCAAGAATGACACCTGTCCCATTTCAGAGGCTTTATAATTCGTGGACTGTCCGGCAAATGCCTTATCCGGGTTCACGCCATAGAAACGGCATATATCCAACACAGAGAACTTTTTTGTTTCAAGCAACTGCGCATCAACCGGATTTATAGATAGTTGCTGAAATTTCAAATCTTCGGAAATGGCGATAATGTCCTTACCGGAATTTAGCTGCGCCTCAACCCTATCAGCTACTGGCGATGTTTGTTCAAAATCAAGCGCATCAATACCGGACATGCCACCACTTGCACCATAAAGCAGGGCTTTTACTTTTGTTCCATTCTGAAAGGTCTGCAAATTCTGATTATCCGCACTTGCTGAAATGGAAAGTATGCGTGAGGCGTAATAAATTGTACTGACACCAGTATAACCGCCATCTAGGCTCTTATTTTTCAAATGAATCACATCATCTGCATCGTACACACCGCTAATATGATTGATGTAGTCTGAAATGGTGTATCTGTTTGAAAACTTATCGTAGAAAACCGAATTGTTCGCACAAAGTATCAGTTCTGAAACTTCACCAAATGAACGCCTTATAAGAATGTAGGTGTTTCCATTATTCACCATTTGGATGATGGCATTCTGCATAAAATCGAATGAGTTAAGCCGCCTGTTCGGTCTGCGTGTCAATACGCTGTACTGTTCGTTTTCACAATCAATGGAAAAATATCCGTTTTTCTTTCTCTTTACCTGCAATGGCAATGAAGCTATTGTGCCGGATAGTATAGATACGCAACGATAAACCGACGCAAGCTGCATCGCACTGCTTGTGCTCGTTACGTCAATAGGCTGTGACGGCACAGACGGCAAACGGGTTTGGATTGTCTTTCCTGTCCCTGCACTCATATCCACAGACCTTTTTTGTTGTTTATTCCAAAATTTCAAGTTCATATTTATTGTGTTAAATTATTGTACATATAGAATGTCATAAGGTTTGTTATCGCACCGTCTATCTTCAAATTATGAGTTCTCTTTATAGGCTTCTTGTTTTCGTTCCTGTCTTCATCCAGTACGGCATTTCCAAAACAAAACCAAGTGATTGGGTTAGGAGAAAAAGAAATCTTTCCCCGTTTAGTAGCGAGTTCAAAACTTTCTACAGGGCTTGTGAATGTGCCGTATGTTTGTTTTACGGGTGTTAAAATCTTCTTTGCACCGGAAGCGGAAAGCATGTTTACAAATTCTAAAGAACGGTAAGGGTCATAGCCGATGCCAAGTATTTTCACGTGTTTGTTTCTTGCCAAAATGTCCGCTACAATCTGCTTGTAGTCTATCACATTGCCGTCACACAATTTTAAATATCCGTCATTAGCCCACTTTTCGTAAAGTTCACGGTTAGGATGGTTGGGTAGAGCATCCTTGGGGAAATAATAATCTGTATGTGAATGGAAAGAATGCGATATAGCCGAATAAAGCATGTATGTGACCGCTGAAAAATCATCGCAGACTGACAAGTCAACAGCAACCATACAAGATGGTCGGTTAGTCAGTTTGTCAATGTTCACATCTTTTGCAAGTGCTTCAATATCGGATGCAGAAAGCCATGTCTTTGCAGTATTCTGTACGAACAGGTTAAGCAGTTTCGTTCTGAACTCCAAAGCATCATCAGCACTTATCAGGGCTTTTTGGTACTCACTCACATAGAAGTCTTCATAGACGGTTATACCCATGTGCGGCTGTACCTTGTACCATGTGTGAGGGTCGCTTTCTTCATCGCCTACATCCGGTTCAAATATATGGGCAAACACGGCATCATTAACCAGTTCATCACGTAGTATTGCCTTATAGTTTTTCAGCATATCAATAAACGGGCATTCTTGTTTGTCGGATGCAGTAGTTATCACAATGGTTAAAGGGTTGAGCCGTGCGCCCATTGAAGACGTTAGAACGTTCTTCAATGCTGCGCTATCGGCTTGTGAATATTCATCCAGTATAACCGTGCTTGCATTTAAACCGTCCAACTTATCAGGGTTGGATGCAAGGCAACGGGCAAAGGAGGTTTTTCCCTTTATTCGATTGTATATAATTTCACGGTTAATGGTAAACCGTCGTAGCTTCGGGTCTAAGGCTTTAAGTATATTGCGTATTTCGTCAAAGCATACTTTCGCCTGATTGTATGAGTTGGCGGCTACATAGGTCTGTGCATTAGCATCGCCGAACAATAAATCATATATTGCCAAACTTGCAACACTCGTTGTTTTACTGAACTTACGGGGTACAAACAAAAGTGCTTCACGGATAACCCGCTTATTACTCCCACGATGATAAAAGCCTAAGATATCCGCAAACTGAAAAACCTGTATAGGTGTCAGTTTGTATCGTGTTTTCCCTTTAGTCCCGCTAAACTTTAGGCTTTCATAGAATACAACGAACTTACGTACTTCACTTGGTCTGAAATCGTATATATCAAGAAAACGGAAGAAGCGAACTACTGAAAGCAACTCGTATAAATTATGGTTGTCCGGCTTATTAATACAACCGCCAACATATGAATTCAGCCGGATGTCTGCCGTATCTAAATTGTATGAAAGCACATCAATACCTCGTAATCTCCTTACGGTAGTATCTTTTAGCTGTATCAATTCATCGTTAGTCAACATTGCCCGCCTCGTTTACTTTGTTAATTAAATCGTTTACCTCGTCATCTTCTGTGGCTGTAAGTGTTTGCAGGGTTAGCCCAAGTTCACGCAATTGCTTGCGGGTCGCTTCCAGTGCATCAAACAGTACTTTAAAGGCGGGATGAGCCGTTAACTTTTCGTTGTCCTCACGTGTCTTTTCCTTTACGTAAGACTTCATTCGTTTTTTGGATATATCGGAAAGGGCGATACGAAACGCCATATATGATCCTGCACAAAGTTCTATACACAAATCCAAGTCGGGTGTATATGTCCCTTGCGATGTCATTGCTTTACTAATCTTTTCTTTGATGTCGTCTAAATCACCCATTTTTACACGCTTTTTTCACATAGCTTTTTATTGTTATGCTTTGGTAGCTCGTTAGTTAACGACACAATATGTCACCCCCCCAAACAACCCCCACCGTTTGAAAAAACTCTGCGTGTGTACCTACTAGGGGGAGTGGGTTTAGGCTATTCCGACACGAAATAAAAAAACCGCCCCCCTCTTGTCGAGGTGAAGCGGTTTGTTAATATTGAAAGAATGAAACTATTCTATTTATAATAAAGATAGAATCTCTAAGAAATAGTATGAATTGTATTTGCGTTATATCTAGTTTGAACATCCGGCGCTTCTTCTACCTTTGCCTCTTTGCTTTTAAATCCGTCAATAGGTAGATTATCGTCTTTCTTTCCCGAAGCACGAAGAGAAAACTTTTTTAATATCTCAGCCGCTTCCACAGCATCCTTTTGCAAAACATCATTTTTTGAAGCATCTTCTTTCAATCTAGCTGCTTTCTCAGCAAACTCTTGTCCAATAGAGGACACACATTGTTTATGCATTTCAATATCATCAAGATTTTTACAAGCTATATGTACATTGTCACCCTCAGTAAAAAAAACATTTAATTCTCTTAATTGCTCTATATATTTTTTAAAACCATTTTCCTCAAAAGGCAGTACCAAATGTGTTCCTTTCTTTAAAGTCTTATTAGTTATGGTTATGCCCAAGCATGAATCTAAACCGGGATATATAAACTCATGCGTTGCTAATGCTGTATCGGTCATAAGTTCATATAGTACTGGGGCATTGCCAACTCTTTCAGTGTTATATTTTCTTTCAATATCAGACCATATAAAAGGATTGTCATCGTCTTTTATTACAATCTCATTGTTCCAAGTCTTCATACATTCACCAAACGTTTCTTTCCTTATTCTTTGAGACTCAAAAAAAGAAAGTTGTTCGAATGTCAAGCTATTTAAGTCTTCGGTATATTTCACTTCTTTTACTGCTCTTTGTATAGCTATCCTATTATCTACATGATTAAACATCTGCTTGGATGCTTTAGGAGTATTACTTATAGTACGAGATTCTTTCACCGATACATCAACGTGTTCCTTCATTTTACTATGTATAAATTACGATTTCTTTTTTTAAATCAAATTTGTTCAATATCAGCCAATATATTATTTGGCAAAACATTCAAAGATACAAGAAATATACAAAAAAACAAAAAAAACACGGAAATAATATTTTCCCGTGTTTTGACATTTAGAGAAACGTCTCCGCAAACCGTTCCGTACTTCTCCTATTATTCTCCTGTACACTCTCCTTCGAGTGGCTAAATGCCCTCCTATGTATCTCAGCGTGGCAAGCATGACACAAACTCTGTAAGTTCATCCGGTCAAACATCAGCCGTTCCATTGCCGCCACACCCACCACGCTTTCAACTGGTCTAATGTGGTGTACTTCGGTTGCCAGCGTACTGACACCATTCTTTGCACATTCCTCACACACCGGACTATCTTTTAGCTTTTCATTACGGAGTTTTCTCCATCGTGCCGAATTAATCAGCTTTATGTATATCGGGTTACGGCTCATAGTTTTCCTTTATTTATGCTGAAACGTGACGTTCTGCCATCGTAAACAACCCGTTCGACAACTCCCATTTTTATCAAATCTCTAATCGTATCCCGTGCATGTCCGAAACAGGCAACGTTATTTAACTCCCTTGCAAAACTATCAACATTGGAAGTATATGCACCTTTATCAAGTAGGAATGCTGTGATATAAGCCTTTACAATGCCGTACTTTAAAAGCGTACTTGCTTTGATATATAAGTCTTCATTTTTCATAATCTTCTTGTCTTAGTCTCATTTTGTAAATTCTTTAATCGTTTCATACTCAAAACAAATTCTATCGCACTGGTACAGATTAACCAACTCTTTGCGGGTAGCCTCTATATCTTCGGTATGCAATTCAACATTATATGCAACCCGTGTGTCATTTGACATACATACAATTCTATTTATCAAATACATAATCAATCATTTTTAGGTTTATACTTCCATCCATTCAGCTCATACACCCTTTTTCGTGCCTCTTCCCTATCTCGGTAGAACGGCTCGTTATATACCGGATTGGCAGTTGTTATTCTTCCGTCCGAATAATCACAGCGGTATATCCTAAAGTCTCTGCCGTGCGGTCTGTATTCATATTCTCCTACTCTCATTTTATAAATGCGTTATAGATTATTTACCGCTATTAGTAAGCTTCTCCATGGCTTTAAGAAAAGCCTTATCCTTTACTGGCTGCGGGGTTCTTTCCCAACATCCGCAACAATATGCGCCAATGGGCGTGTTGTAGAAACCGCCTTGTATTTCTTTGCCGCACTTCTTACATTTCAAAACTTTATTCATCTTTCAAATCGTTTTCGTTAATACTTTCTTCATCCGGCAACTCTCCACATTTGACCGTTTTCTTTGCAGGAACACGCATTTCTTTTTCTGTGAACTTGTTTTGCATATAAGCGTTAGCATCTTCCCAACTGTCAAAACAAAGATTAGCATCGGTGTACAATGCCAATATCGTTTCATTCAACTTATCAAGCGAGCCGTAACAACTGGAATTAATAATACCCGAAGCACTCTTAAATTGGTTGTTTAATCTGTTATAGTTCTCCGATACAAACCTATCAATGTAGGCACGGTTATTCTCATTAACAGCTTGCTTTTGAGCCGCTGTATCTTGCAAATAGTTTGCATTAAATAGTTTCTTTAGTTTTGCCATAATCTTAACTGTCCGTGTATTTCATCTAATTTATATTGAGGTATTCTTCGTTTGGGCTTCACAAATTCAAAGTGTTTCTCTGCTTCTGAAAAATCCGCAAACATATCTTTTATTTCATCAGGTACGGGTTCTTCTATTTCCTCGTGTTCAGGGTCTGCCACTCTAAGGAAACACCCTACGAGATATTGTATTATCTCATAATTAGAATTAATCCGTATTTATCTCGTATCTCTGAAAGTCTTTTAAAGCTATCCAAGTCGATACGGGCAACGATTTTCCCGTACATCAACGGTCTTTTCTTTCTTCGTCTCATAGTATCTATTTTCTCAAACTATCACCTTTGAGCACTATCGGGGTTGTTATGGCACGCAACCTGTCTACGGTTCTTTCTCCATACTTTTCCTTTAATTCAGATAGTGACAAATTTGTAGTTACAATTAATAATTTCCCTTTCTTCTCCGCTTCATCTACCAACTCGGCAAAGGCTAATCTTTTCTCACCATATTTTACGCTTAAAAACTCCGTACCTATATCATCAAGATAGATGATATGCTTTTGCTTTATAGCGTCTAATTGTGCGTTCATTTGCTGCGCATCGTAGCACGACACAATTTTATGGCAATAGTGATTTAGCAAAACCGGAATAATCTTGCCGCAAATAAGCGTTTTGCCACGCCCACAGTTTCCAAGACAAAGCAAGCCACGCCCCTTGTTATCCGTAAGCCACTTTGCAACATCGTTGTACTCATCCTGCCATGAAGCAGAAGTACCTACAAAGAACTGAATGCCTTTCCATAAATTAACCTTGGCATCAGGAACGGAGATATATACCGTTTTAGGAATTGGGTTAAATCCTACATCTGCCAAATTAGAAAGAGCGTCTTTAAAATCTACCATAGCATTTCATCATATTTAGATTGCGAATTATCGTGCAGCACTACGCCAGTATCGGCTTTGTTATATTTGGGCTTTTCGTTTTTAAACCAAGTAGCAAGCCGCAAACCTACTTCCCACGTTTCTTGCATTTCAAATCGCATCTTAGTTTCTGATTTGTTTAACTCACCCCAATACCGGAAAAATGCTTTTATCATTTCTTCGCCATATTTGGCGGCATAAGGAATTAGTGTTTGATAAAAAGTTTCTTTCCGTTTGAGTGTAGCAGCTTTAGCTGCGTCCTTCTTTGATACTCCTTTAGGAGTATTTTCTTTATTATCATTTACATTAGCATTATCATTTACATTAGGTTTAACTTTGGTTTCGCTTTGGTTATTACTTGGTTTTTCTTTGGTTTCTTTTTGGTTTCCCGTTGGTTCATCTTCTCTTTTGGGTCTACCGCCTTTTTTCCCATTTTCAAACCGTTTGTTATTCACATCTATTTGAGGTTTCATAAGCGTAAATACACTACGTGCTATCGGCTTTAGGCTTTCAGTTTCCTTACCGTATAGGCTATACTCCATTATAGCCGT